CTTTCCTAGTCCATATAGGAGAATTTTCCAAGTCTTTTTTTATAATATTAAGATAATCACGATACACTCTTATATCGTTATAAACTTTAAAAAATTTTAATATAGCTAGCCACATATTTTTATTTTTACTTTATATTTTATATGGGGATTTCCCATTAATGTTTCCCTCCATCTTTTTTTTAATCCTTCCCCTTGCTCTTCTTATTCGAGTAGCAATAGACCTTTTCTTAATCCCGTACTTTTCTGCAATGTCCTTGTATTTCATACCGTTAATCTCTCTATCAATCATTATATCCCTATAGGTATCAGGTAGAGCTCTGATTTCGTCCAAAACCGATTCATAAACAGAGTCAATGGTATTTTCCTCGCTAAAGAATCCATATGCTGGATCATCCTCAATAGTATAAAATCCGCCTATATCTCCTATTGTGTTTTTAGAAGAAAGGTACTCTAGATCACCGTCCTCATGAGCTATTAATCTCTTTCTAGATTTCAGAAGTAATAGCGATTCGTTTCTTGCTATATTATAACACCAGGTGGAAAAATTACCTCTCCCCATATCATATTGATCTATCTTTAACCATATCTTGGACATGGTATTAAGAAAAGCATCCTCTGCTAACTCCATGTCCTTTAGAATCAAAAAGCAATGGTTGGATACTCCTGGTTTAAGTCTGTTGAATAAATCACTGAATGACTTGTCTGTTTTCTTTAGAATGAAATCTTCTGCTAATGTTTGAATGTTTGTCTCTTTAATCTCCTTTGTTTCTCTGGGCTCTTTTTGCATCTTTAGATTTGGTCAAATTGGTTAATTTTATATAATTCTATTCCAGCCTCTATTAGAAAGGGAAGTGAATCTGGTTTTCTGTAAACTTCTGAAAAAACTACTCTTTTTATTCCCGATTGTATTATCAATTTAGAACATTCAAAACAGGGGGAAAGGGTTACATATATTGTAGATCCATCGGAACTTTGGGTACTCTTAGCAAGTTTTGTTATCGCATTTGCTTCTGCATGAAGGACGTAAGGCAATGTAGCCATATTCTCATCCTCGCAGATATTCGGAAATCCGGTTGGTGATCCGTTATAGCCATCAGAGATTATTGATTTATCCTTTACCATTAAGCATCCCACCTGCATTCTTTTACAATGAGAATTTTTTCCCCACGTATTAGCCATTTGCAAATAGATAAGGTCATTTTTCATTGCCTTTGTATTTTCTCCATACAATGGACTTTTTTGGATGGCATCGGAATGATCCCACGAAATTTCAAAAGTTTTTCCTATTTTTTTGACGCTCCAATTATTTATATTAAGAAAATCAGGATTGGTGAAATCAAAATCTCCTGAAACTATTTCTCGTCCTGAATAATGCGATAGGGTAGATAACTCCATTAGTTTATAATTTCTGCAAACATAATAAATTTGTACGAGAAAAAAAAATATTTTGTAATATTTTTTATATCTTTCTAGAATCTGGCCTAAATGGTTGATCTATTGATGAAACTGTCAGTGGTCCTTCCAGAAGTCCGGCTATTCTAGTAAGTGCATTTTTTATATCCTGCATATCTTTATCACTACCTAATCCCGATTTATCAGTTCCCGTGGGTTCATTTTGTATATCACCAGATTTTTTACTATCGGCGGGCTGTGATTTACTGGTTAATTTAGCATCCGAAGGATTATCTTTTGCTGTACTTTTAATTTCCGCCGGAGCTTCTTTCTCTTTTGTAGGTTCCTTTTTAGATACAGGCGTAAGTTTTTTTACATCGCTTACAAGAGCTGGTTTTTTATTTTGGACCTCAGGTTCATTAGCGCCCTTATCTTTTTTATTATCTAATTTTTTAAGGGAGCCTAATCCAGCTTTCACTAAAGCCCCACCTGGTCCAAATTTTCCTGCAACATTTCCTGCAACTCCAAGTGAGCCTTTTCCTATTTTAGATAATAAGCCTGGTGATTTTTTTTCATCCGGTGATTTTTTTTCATCCGGTGATTTTTTTTCATCCGGTATTTCGGCTTCACCTTTATCTTTATCTTTAGACTTATCCTTTTTAAATAATTTTGAAAAGAATCCTTTTTTAGATGCTTTTTCCTCTTTATCTTCACCCTTATCTTTTTTAGATGCTTTTTCCCCTTTATCTTCACCCTTATCTTTTTTAGATTCTTCATCAGATTTAGTATTAAATCCTTCCTTTTCTAATTTAGATAATTTATCCTCTCTAGAAGCATCTTTAGCTTCTCCTTCTTCTTTTTCCTCTTGAGCTAATTTTGAAGAGAATTCTGCTTTAGCATCTTTTTCCTCTTTATCTTTAGACTTATTTTTTTTACCTAATTTAGAAAAGAATCCTTTTTTAGATTCTTTTTTAGATTCTTTTTCCTCTTTATCTTCAGGCTTATCTTTTTTATCTAATTTCGTTTTATCGGATTTGTCTTTAACATTATCCCAAAAATCGTCGAGGTCTGGATCTTCTTTTTGCAAATCATAATTAAAGACATAATCTTGTAGTTCTGATTCTATATCCTCTTTAGAATTTTCTTTATCTTTAAATAGTTCTGATTTTTTAATGCTTATTTCATCATCGCTCGGATATCTATTTCCAACTTTTGGTTTATCAGGCTTTACTATTTCTAGAAATTCATTATATCCCTTCTTGACCAACCCCTTTTCATATCTATATTGTGAATCTTTTTTATCTTTATCCTCTTTAGAAACGTTTAATTTATTTGAATCTATAAAAGATGCACTTTCATCAGCAGGTAAAACCTTTGTACCCTTTGATAAATTAACTATTTCTGGTCCCTTTTCACCAACTATTGCAGGGCCAGTTTTAGTAACATCCCCGCCCATTGCAAATTTAGGTATTTTTATATTCTTTATTATTGAACTTATATCAGATCCAGGTTTATCCTGGGTTTTCTTACTTTCATTCGGCACTAATTTTTTAGGTGCCGGTTCATCTGTTTTTACTTTATTTTCTTTTTTATCGGGAATAGTATTTTTTGGACCTTTGTTACCTACAATAGATTCAAGCATTTTGCTAATATCCTTTAAATGATTACCTATATCCTTCAGATCTTTACCATTATCTATATTAGCTTTAGAATCGTTTGGTGCAGATTTTTTCTCGTTCTTCCCTTCTACAGGAATAGAAGACTCAGTAACGGATGTATTCTTCTTTAAAGCATCTGTTAGGGAATTCATATTCCTACCAAGATCTGCAATCTGAGAAAATAATTTTTGATTTGGGTCTGCTGCCATTTAGTTAGTATATTATATCTATATATTCATTCACTAGGTATGCTTAAATATAATTACCTACCGAAACTAAATACCTCTTTAATTCCGCTCTTAGCTTTATTTTCTGCATTATCCAATTCTATGGCATCGTTAAGTTTATCTATCCATATCTGGTATTCATAAAAGGGAATACTTTCAACCCACTCTGGATCTAGACCATGTTCTTTCCATAATCTAAATTTAATATCAAAGTAGTTCTCTAAAGATATTTGAAATAACGAAAAGAGATCTGATCCCGTCGGGAAAGGTTATTCTAGCGGTGACCTCCATATCACCGCATACTGGGCACTTTTGATTTACTTCTAGTTTTGTCCCTACCTTAATTCTTTCCGAAAGTTCAAAATATAAACTAAATTCTTCTTTTGTCCAATAGTCGCTTTCTTTCATTCTTGAAAGTATTCCTTGGAAATTTAGACCTCTCCATTCATTAAATAGAAAAGGAGCTATATTAAGAAACCCCTCATCAACCTCGATATTTTTTTTATCACATTCTTCTACGAAAGATATTATTTCTTGTGTTACTCCTATACTAGGTATGTATAGATTTATTGTTTTATCGATTTTTTTAATATTAAAAACAAACCCTCTTGTTTCTCCGTTATAATATCGGGATATGTTTTCATCTAAAACATAAGAACTTAATACTCCAGTTCTTAGTTCTATCCCATCTTTGAATGGGCAATCTACTGTTTGGTTGCAATTTTTCTTCGGCTTAAGTATTATCGAATTCTCTCCCTTTATAAAAGTAAGATCTCTAATAGCCATTATTATAAAAAATCTATCCTCCTGTTTAAGATCCTTATAAGAAACTACGCCTTCATTAGGAAATTCCATCCTAGAGCATCTATCTATAATATGAGTTAATTTTTCCTCGATATCCAATTTATCATCATCGTCAATAGTTGAAAAGTGTCTTATCTCTCTAACCTCTGCTGCTCTAATAGCAATCTTTGTTCCATCAGGATAGTATTTACCACCTGAAGGTAGAATGCTAACTGGTATGTTTTTCCATCCTGTTTCAAAAGAAACAGGCTTATTTAAAATTTGGGATTTACCCAATGATGCCACAGATTCGACATTTTGAATTTGCTGAATGGGCTGTTGTTCTGGTCGATGAAGGGGCTGAGTGTTATTTAATGATTCAGTGACTTGAGATGGTTTATCTGCTACTACCGAAACGCGATTAGGGTCATCATATTCTATACCCCCTGCAATTTCTTTTCTTCTAAGAACTTCTTCTGGCGAAATGTTGTTATCCATATATTTACTTTTGTTTTCTTATTATATAACAAAAAACAAAAAAGGAGACAAATTAATCGTCTCCTTTTGCATTTAATTGAAAATATATTATTACATAAACAAATCTTCCCAGTAATCACATATCCATGAGGTGGATACAGTGTAGATAGCTGGATTTTCGTAATCTAACTGCATATCATTAATAGCAGTACTAATAAAGCAAGAAGGTAGTCTAATCCTTCTAAAAACATCTCCTCTTTTATTAAATACTGAGATAACCATAGAACCAACATAATCGCTCTTAATACCCATCGCACCGGTTAGTGGGTTATAGATTAAATCGCTCCATTGTCTAAGTATCTTATAAACACTCATTGAATTTACGTCATTTAAGTTGACCTCAAATTCCATTGTTAATGTCACATCACTGGTAGTAGGCTCACCTCCAGCATATCTTCTTTGAGCAAACTTGTAGGTTTGTTCAACGTTTGCGCTTGCTAAAATATCTACAGCCAAACCAGTTATAGACTTAACCTGTTGTGCTAAAATTGATTCACCTTTAAAAGTCGTGTTAGCCTCTACTATTCCCGAAGGAGGAGTGATCAAAACCTCAAATTGGTTAAGGTATACCGGTTCGTAGTTGTTTATCCCGGCTTTAGAGTTTGTAAAATGTGGTAAACCTGCCATTTATTTTTTTATTTTTTTATAAGAATAGATCATCCCAATAATCAACTGCCCAAGTCATATCATCAATTTTAAATATGTCGGTTGAAGTGTAATTAAGATTCATTTCACTTATTGCCTTAGTAGGATAACAATCTCTGCATGTTATTCTTCTGAAAACGTCTCCTTGTTTATTAAAGATAGAAACTACGATAGTACCTGTATAGTCATTCTTGAGACCCATTGCTCCTGTTAGTGGATTATAGATCAAGTCACTCCATTGTCTCAATGTTTTAAAAACATACATTGAGTTGTCATCATTTAAGTTGACTGTGAAGCTTAAGCTTAAATCTAGATAGGTATTATCAGGTTTAGCTCCAGCATAATTTCTTTTAGCAAACTTATACTTTTGCGTAACTAGTCCTGGGTTTTTATCTAATGTAAGTCCTCCAACCTTTGTTACTTGCTGAAGGAGTATCTCCCCACCAGCAACAGCAGAAGGAGGTATAACTGTAACCTCAAACTGATTCAGATAAACAGGTTCGAATTTGTTTATTGCTGATAATGAATTTTGATAATGTGATAGTCCTGCCATATTCAGTTTATATTTATCTTATTTGCTCAAAAGGCTCCAATTCGAATTACACGAATTGAGTAAAGCCCCCTGCTGCTATACCACCTGTTCTTGTAACAGTAATTCTATTAATGAATTTCTGTATACCTCTAGCAGGTTCGATGATAACGTCTATGATTCCCATATTCATATCGATGATTGCTGGGGTGTTATTAGAAGCATCCATAACAGTTTGGTAGTTGTATATTCCAACGCCTGCTCTAACTCCATCTAGGTAGTTATCTACTAATGTTTTAATTTCAAGTCTAATTGAATCCTCATTGAAATCAAATAGGTAGT